TGCGTAGTGTGCCATTAGCTAAATGTTACCGTTCCGGTTCCTGCCGTAAATGTATAAATCTTAAATCCTCCTCCAGAAGTGTTAGATGAAGTAAGACCGCCTCCAACCGTCAAAGTCTTTGTGTCTGGGAATTTTAGAATGACAATTCCTGAACCGCCGGAACCGCCGACAGAAGTACCAACAGCGTTAAGATTACCTGCTCCACCGCCACCGCCACCGCGATTGGCTGTTCCGTTGCCCGGTGCAGTTCTACCTGCACCTGCATTATTAGCATCGCCTTTGCCACCAGTACCAGCATTACCCGCGCCCGCTGCGCCATTGTTTAGGTAATAAGTACCACCACCACCACCACCAGCATAGGTTACCGATGAACCGCTAATTGATGAGGCTAAACCTGCGCCGCCTGCGCCAGCCGAATCTGATGAGCTTGAGCCAGTTGCACCTGCGCCAACAGCATTCTTGCCACCACCACCACCACAATTTTCACCCGTAAATCCAGCGCCACCAGCGTTACCTTCTCCGCTTGTACCATTTGAAGGCGTGTTGGTCGCAGATGCGCCACCACCTCCCGATCCACCTGTGCTAGATACTGCGCCAGATCGGGAAGACGCACCGCCACCGCCACCTGTGGATGAGATTAAATCAAATACACTTGCAGAACCTTGCAATCCTCGACTTGTCGAAGAGTTTGAGGCTGCGCCTCCAGCGCCACCAGCGCCGATTGTTACTGTATAAACGCCATTTGTCATTGATTGCGTGGCAGTAAGCATTCCACCTGCGCCACCGCCTGCAGCGGAACCATTGACGTCGCTACCGCCACCGCCACCGCCTGCAACGACTAAGTATTCAACGCTAAATGCAGCGGCCGGAGTATTAAGAAGTCCTACAACATTGTTAAGCATTACCCAATGGCTCCGACGATGTACCAAGTATCTGTGCCAGTCTTGATGCAAGCCGCTGACTTGTATTGTGCAAGTGTAGGTGCGGCCGCTGTCGCGCCAGCTGAAAGAACTGTAGTCGTGCCCGAGGTGACGGCTGAGATGGTGCAGACTCCGACGCCTTCGTTGAGAATAGTAATGACAGAACCGACAGGGATAGCCGCTGTCGCATTGGTAGGAATCTTTAAGGCGATCGCTGTAGCCTTATTCATAGGGACTAGGACTTGATAAGAGTCGGCAACAGTAAGCGTGTAGTCGGCTGTCTGATCTGCCTTGATCTCGAAGGTGACTAGGCCGTTATAGTCTGCAGCCGTAAAGATGTCGCCTGTTGTCGCTGGAAAGCCTGTAGCCATGATTCTTCTCCTAGTATCCCATAATGGATTGTCCGATTATACCGTAAGTACTGCTTCCGATGATGAACCCTTCCACAATCGGTTCTAGCGTGGTGACCGTGCACTTCATAGAGTTCGGTGTTATGTCCCATGCTAGCCCTTGCACTTGCAAGGTCTTGACTATTGTCGATCCATTCTCCTGCACATTGGTGATCTCTAGATTGTCGAAGTAATCAAGGCCGATCATTGTGTCCGTTGGGACATCCGTGTCCAATAGATCGACTGTCATGGCATCGATTCTGATTGAAGTCTCAGCGCGAGTGGCGACATAGATTCGAGCAATGTCTAAGACTTGAGCATCTGTCTCAGGGATCATCTCTGTCAGAGTAGTGCCATGAGGGAAGTACTTTGCCGACGAATCAACATTGGCCACTACTTGAGCCGACCCACCTAAGCGAGTCATGCTGGCTTGATTGATGATTAGCTTGTCGTCGAACGCATAACGAAGGTCTGAATATGGAATCCCAGTAGTTTGATTGAACTCAATCGGAGTTGCAGCTAGAGAGCCCACGACATCGTTACGATCCTTAAATTCTGCCGTCCCATCGGTACGGATAAAGAATGCGCCCTGCTCTGCGAACTCCGCCGCCTTAAGAGCTTGCAAGGATGTGCGAGCTGTAGCAGGATCGGCTTGAACTGTCGTCGAGCCTGTGTCTGTAATTCTCATCGATGTAGGGAATGAGACTTGATCTAGGATCTTTGTAATGCGTGTGCCAGTAGTCTGACCAGCTGTGGCGCCCGTCACACTTGCGATGTTAGCCATCTGAAAGAGTCTAAATGCATCCGAGCAGACGATGTCTACATAGCCTAATTCTTGACCAGTTGGAAAAGAGTATTTGTAGGAATCGACATAACCTGAGAATAAAAAGTGCTGAGTGGTTGGAGTAGTAGCTGCGACTCGGACTTTGCGAAGTGGAGTCAGGTAGCCAAAATAAGGTGAAGATGTGTTCTGAGGATTGAAAGCGCCTGTCTCATCGATCACTCGGACAGTACATGTGCCCGTCTCGTAGGTGTCGCGCATAATGTTTCTTCCGCGCTGGATCTTGATTGATCGAGTAGTGCTACTGAGATCGACTACAGGATCAGGGACTTCCGTTGCAGCGAATTGAGATACGCCGATGACGCCGTTAATAGGATCGCCAATAGTGAACGGATAGCCAAAGGTCGCACCTTGGCTAAAGTCGAACGAGACCGAGATGGTGGCAGGTAGGGTCATTTGATTGAAGGTGCCCCACGGCCGTTGTAACGGCTCACGTCGCTGAAAGTACCTGACAGAGATTGATTTTGTTGAACACTTGTAACCGCTCCGCCTACTACCTCACCATCAACAATTACCTGTACGTTCATAATAGTGTCAGCGGTTTTACCAGCGCCTATGGCTCCAAGCCCTAGATAGTCGCCGGCCATTGTTGAACCCATGCCCCCAGTAGGCACGTTAAATACAGGTGGAATCCAGTTACGATAAGGGTTTGGGGCTTCGGGAGTTGTCAGTAATGCAGCCTTAAGCTCGTTCTGACGCTTAGTTGCCTCAGTCAATTCTGCAGATAACTTGAGTGCCTGCGACTCATTATTATTGAGCAAGGCAAGTTGAAGTTGTAGGGATAAACGATCAGTCTCGCTGATCTGTCCACGAAGTGCGGCTGTGACGCTAATGCGATCTAGGTCTAGAACCTTTGAGGCTTTAATCAATGCATTTTGTTTTTTCTGTGCAACTAATTCTTTTTCTTTCATTTTAGCTAATTGCCTATTACGCTTGTCTGACTCGCTTTCTATTCTTGCGCGAGTTGCGTTAGCAGGATTACCAAGACGACCTGCGTGTTCTGACATTCTGCCTTCGAGAGGTCTAGCCGCTCTAGCGGCTTTAGCGCGTTCATCTAGAAATCTTATGAGGGGCGAATAGGTTTTTAGGAAACCATCGCCGTCAATTCCACCAAGAAGTGAACCCCCCGGTAAAGATTTGATTTGATCAATCATGATGCCTAATCCATAAATTGCATCGCCCAGCCAAGTGCCAAATTCTTGCATTGAATCTGCTAAAGGTTGGATATCATTACCGCCGCCGGATACTAGGGCTAAGGCATCAACTAAGCCTTTACCAATACTTTCCTGTGCTTCGTTGGCGGCATTAGATAAAATACCAATCTTGCCAGCGTAGGTTTCTAAGTAAACGGCATTTGCACCAGTAAATTGCTTTGTAAGTTTTTTCTGGACATCTTCAAAGCTCATTGTTTTAAGCTCGGCCTGAGTTAATCCTAAGTAATACTTTCTAAGCCCGCGAGTTTGCCCAACAAAAGCCATGCTCAAATCATTAACAACAGTCTCGTAATCGACCCCACTACCGCGTGAAATGTCTAAAGCTTGAGTAAGTAATTCTTGAGACTTAGTGACTGATCCTGTTGTCTGTAATAGTTTCTGCATCGCTGGACGTAATTGATCATCTGCCACGCCCGAAACTCGTGCTAAGCCACTTATGAATTGCTCAATGCGTGGAGTTTCAAAGGCTAAACCTAAATTCTTAACCGAGATGGCTAATTGCGATGCGGCTTTGTCATCCTCTATAAAGGCTTTAGCGGCATTCTTAGCAAACTTGAGAAGTTGAGTCGCTCCAAAGGTGATAGCGAGTTGAGCCCCTAGTTTCTTAACGCCCTTTTGTAAAGTTGATGTAGCTGTATTGGCTTCCTTAAAAGCCTTCTTACCCTTGAACTCAGTAATAATCGGAATGCGTAATTCAGCCATTAGATGTTGCCTCTCGCGTTAAACTTGGCGGCTGCTTTTTCTAGCGCCTTAATTACTCCGACCTTAGCTTTGCCTTCATCTTCCTTGTAAGCCTTAAAGATAGATCGGCCTTTCATCTGTCCTTGTCCTGTAAGAGTTCCAGGAAGAACAGAAACAAACTTGTCATTTGATTTGCGGCCTGACCATTCGTAAATAACTCCAGCTGCGGTTTTATTGTGAATTGATACTGCTTGCACCCATCCGCGCCGATCAGGCTTAGTAGGTGTAAGTTTATAGCCCACACCGCGACGTGCCTCGGCTGCGTCATACATTGGAAACTTAGCAGTCTTGACTTCATGCTTAACAAACCCAGATGGCATAGCCGCATTGGATGGCATAAAGCCTCTGGCCTTTTTAACCAACGGTTTTAGGAATCCAACCATTTCATCGCGTGTTTCTTTGTCTAAGTCAGGCGAGAATTGCTTAAGAGCCTTGCGAAGCGCATTAGCGCCTTTTAGCTCTGTAGGCATCGCTCTGCTCCTTAGCTCGGTCTTTCAACGCTTTCAATAACATTTGAAGCATTGATGGATCTAAATCAATCAAATCTTGTGGAGCGATAGCCGTCTCAATGCTCAAGCGAGCAATG